TTGTTATGGACCTCATCCTCCCCGGACAGACCGACGCGCAGGAGCAGTATAGCGACACGCTCCGGACCCTCATCGACATCGTCAGCCAATACGCTCAGGTCCTCTCCGCTCAGTCGGATGTAGATAGAGACGTGACGATCGAGCTCCCGGTGGATTGTGAGTCCTTCACGGCACGCTTCGACAACCTCCTCACGGGGTGGGTGGGTACCGTTCGGCTTGTCACCTCGAATGAGCTCGACCTCTGCGCGGCCGCATTCGCATGAAGACCCACATCACAATAGACGGAACCCGCGTCCCCATGACCAACTCCATGAAGGAGCTGGGGCGCATAGGCAAGGAGGTACGACGCCGCGCGCGCATCTCCCTCAAGGCACGGGGGAAGGTCGTGACCGGCAACCTCTACAACTCCATCCACTACGAGCAGGGGGTGAGCAGAGACGAGAAGTCCCTGAACCTCACCTTCAGCTTCCCCGGTGCCGACTACTGGCAATACGTCGACGAGGGGGTGCGGGGTGCCATCTCCTCCTCCAAGGCTCCGCGCTCTCCGTTTCGCTTTGGCTCGGGATCGGGTCCACGGGGTGGGCTGCGCGGCTCAATAGATAAGTGGGTGGTGAAGAAGGGCATCGCCCCAAGAGGGGCAGGGGGACAGTTCGCTACAAGGAAAGGGATGGTCTACGCCATCTCCCGCAGCATCTATCAAACCGGAATCCGGCCGTCCTATTTCTTCACGAACGCCTACGACCGGACCCTCAAGAAGCACAACGAAAAGCTGGAGATGGCCGTAGGACAGGACATAGGTAACGCAATAGCACAACTCTTGACCAATGGCGGTACAGTTTGACGTCTTCCCGGATGCTAACAATTTCCAGAGCACGGCCGACCCGATCATCTTCCAGGTGTCGGAGAACGTGGTGGATACATACTTCAAGTACCGGTTCATCCTTCAGGTCTTGGACGAGAACTCCAACGAGGTCGCACGCCTCAAGACCCACATGTTGAGCGCCTCCAACCAGGTCGCCGTCTTCGATGTCTCCCGCATCGTGGACGACTACCTCGGGACCATAGCGTTCAACACCAACGATACCGACGCCTCGCTGGTGACGCTTGGGCGTACCGGACATACGCCGGCCAATATCATCGGGCTGTCCCCTTCCGCGGGTCCGCATGTCGCCAAGAGGTTCCAGTTCCGGTTGGGATACGAGGACGCAGTCACCGCAGCAGTGCCCCCGACCGAATACCTCAACCAAGTCTCGGCCAAGTACGTCCGTTGCTTCCGCAATGAGTTCACCAATCAAGGCGAGAACTATGGGGACCGTGGCAAGGAGTTCCAAGTCGCTCAAGACACCTCCAACTTCATGAGCTCCGCCCCGGACCTCGGCACCACCTCCGCCTTTGGATCGGCCTTCGGTACCGTCCGGGAGCACCGCATCGGCACCGACCAGGCGGCGGTCATCACTTGGAGCAACGACCAAGGCACGGGGCAGTACATCCAAATCCGCGGGTTCGAGGCAGACGGGACGACCATCGCTACAGCATACATCGACAGCACCACGGCCGGAGGTACGGCGGCCATCCTCTCGGACTACCAGCGCGTATATCAGATGGGCATCGGCCCACTCAATTTGGAGGAGCACGCCTCGGCCACGTCGAACACGAACCTCACCACGCTCATAACGGATGCGGACCTGGCCTACTACGAAATCTATGCCTCGGCCTCCACATCGGTATCGGATGCGTTCCAAGACTCCGTCGTCCACCGCTTCACCATCGATGAGGGATGCTCGAAGTATCCGCGCGTGCAGCTCATGTTCCTCAACCGCCACGGGGGGTGGGACTTCTTTAACTTCGACCAGAAGTCCGAGAACAGCCTGAACAAAATCGAGCGTACCACATACAACCGACCCCGAGGGAATTGGGATACCGTCACCACCTCGGTGGATTGGACGTACTATGGATGGGAGCGTGGCGTATCGGTGACCAGCGTGAAAGCCGAGAGGCAGGTGCGCATCTCCTCGGACTATGTCGATGAGGGCTACAAGAGCCACCTGAGAGACATCGCCACCTCTCCGGAGGTGTTCATCGTAGACGGAGACAACCTCATCCCGGTGCTCGTCACCGATTCGGAGTACCTCTTCAAGACGTCCGCCAACGACAAGCTCATCAGCTACTCTTTCACCTTGCTGCGTAGCAACCGACCCCGCCTGAAGTGATCCGCCTCGTAGCCCTCGACCAGACCAACGCCCCTGAGACGACCCTTGAGCTGGAGGGGTCGCCGTCCATCTCTCTGAATTTAGCCGTGGCTAAACCGGGGGAGAGTATGCAACGCCATGCGGGGTACTCGCAGACGTTCCGGCTTCCGTTCACGAACGTCAACAACCAATTCTTCCAGCACTTCTATGAGGTCACCCTCGCGGATGGAGACTTCGACCCAACACAGAAAACGGAGGTCATCATCTACGAGGCCGGGGTTCCGGTCATCCGTGGGGCCATGCAGCTCCGTGCGGTGCGCCTTATGTCCAAGGTATACGAGGTCAACGTCTTGGGAGATGTGGCCGACCTGTTTGCGGAGATGGGGAACAAGAAGGTCCGGCAGGCTTTCCGGTCCGGCATCATCAACGAGCTCACCACCTACAACTATCAGAACACCAGGGCCAACGTCATCTCCTCGCAAACCCTGACCAACGACATCACAAGCGGTCTCGTAGGAGACGGGACCATCATCATCCCCCTTGCCGACCACGGCCTCCGCGCCGATGGCCAGCCGCTGGTGGCAGAAAGCGGATATGGACTCCTCGATTCCGGAGCGCTGGAGGCGGGCCTATATCCGGATATGCTCAAGCCCGCCATCCGCCTCCACGAGGTAATTGAGCGCATCATTGTATCCAACGGCTTCTATTATGAGTCGGACTTCTTGGATGGGTCCTACTTCCAATCCATCTACATGACCCTCGCCAATGAGACGGAGAGGGCCCCGACCACTTCGGCCAATGAGATGAAGGCCACATGTAGCTTCGGCAACAATGACTACACGAACGTATACGAGGGGATATGGCTCAACGTCCCGTTCAATAGCGTCGGATTGTATGGTGGATTTGATACCGGCTCCAACTTCAACACCTCGACGAACACCTACGTTACGGCTGCGGCAGGTACACACCACTTCGAGGCCAAGGTCCGCTTCCGGTTGCTCAATGCCGGGGCAGGGGAAGAGGTCGATGTCATCGCCGGCATCTTTCGAGACGGCGTCAGCATCGGCAATACGCCCCTGACCATTACGACCGACGACGATGACATTACCGTGCAATGGTCGGCGTCCGCACCATGCCTACAGTCCAGCGATATCACAGTAAAATTTAGGATCGCAATCGGCGACCTCCAGACCGGGACCACCTTGCAGGTGACCGGGCAAGGCATCGACGAATTCGCGTACTCTCATTTCCTGGTGACGTTCGCGCCGGGCGGAACGGTGAATATCCCTGCCGCCATGCCGCGCATAACGCAGAAGGAGTTCATGAAGGACCTCTGCCAGCGGTTCAACCTGGTCATCGAGTCCGCCCCGGACGACCCCAAGAAGCTCCTCATCGAGCCATACCCGGATTGGATAGCTGACGGCACGGATGCGTATTGGACCGACAAGCTCGACCTCGACAAGGAGCGGACCTTGAGTCCTACCTCTTCCCTGAAGACGGCGACCATAGAGCTCGGAGACAAGGAGAGCGATGATGTCGGAAACGCCTATATGACCTCTACCCTGGGCCGCGTCTTCGGGCGGTACTCCCAGACGATTGACGACGAGTTCGCCACGGGAGAGCTGAAGAATACGCCCGTCTTTGCGCCCTTCTTCATCTACTCCGTCCCGACCTTGGCCGGCGATCCCTCGACCGTACTGCCCAATGTCCTCATCCATCGGTCCTATGAAATCGAGGGGCAGGGCGTCAAGCCGGTCAGCCAACCGCCCAAGCTGTTCCACGCTACAGGGCTGCAAGCCGTACAGCCCCTATACATCGGAGGGTCTTCGTTTACGAGTTACCAGCTCTGCTCACCCTTTGAGGACTCGCCCGCGGAGGACGACTCGCGGCACCTGTTTTGGAATAACAACGACCGCGTCTTCAATGCCAACCATGCCCTCATCAACGGCAACCCTCCAGGCATCGGAGGATACCACCAAACCTATTGGGCCTCGTACCTCGCGGACATCTACAACCCAAATGCGCGGATGTTTGAGGCGCACCTGTACCTGACCCCTTCCGATATCAGGAACCTCCGCTTCAACAATCGGGTCCATATCCTCGGGGCAGCGTACAAGCTCACGGAGGTGGTGGGCTACGAAATCGGCACGGGGCAGAGCACGCTGTGCAAGTTCCTCAAAGACCTTGGGCGCCTCAATACGGGCGGGTGTGACTACGTCCCGGTGCAGTCCAATGCAGACGGGACCGTAACCTTCCAAGCGGCTGGGGGCGGAACCACAACCGATCCCGGTATTGTGTGCTGTGAGGCTTACGGGTACTTCTACGACGAAGAGACCAGCACCTGCCGCTGGCAGAACCCCGACACCGACGACGGGCCCCCGGCACCGCCCTATCCACCAAACGATAGCAACGACCCGTTCCCGCCTTACAACGGAGACACCCCGGGCGTCATCGCCCCGACGGGTAGCCATACCACCTCGCAAGACTCTTCGGGGTACTCTGCCGTCACCGATACGTTTGTGCTCATGGGACAGACCACCGACGCCACCGCGACGGCCCTCTCCACGCCCAGAGGGACCTCGATTTATGTGGACGAGAACACCCTTGCCACAGGAACCATCGATGTGAGCAGCGTCACGGCACAAACCACGGGACGCTTCACGAGCCGCCTTGAGACGTTCCAGTTCCTGGCCAACGGCCACGCCGGGACCATAAGCATCGGCATCACCAATTGGAGCGCGCTCACCTCCGGCTCTCCCGGTACGCGACGCTTGACCGGTGCCCTGTCCAACGGGGTCCTCACCATTAGCGCTACCGGAGAGGCGTCTACGACCATCCAATGGACGGCACGGGTGAACATGGTACGCATCTACACCTACGACTGATGGAGGACCATTTCGACAATATCGGCAAGGCCATCCCCCGGGTGTTGGAGATAGCGGCCGAGTACGAGCTCCGGGGCAACCCGGACTGCCTTCTGTTATATGGTTACTATGAGTGGGGTGCCTCCTCGTGGTGGCGAAAAGTCCTACTCGGAGTACGCAATGGCGCAGGACTTAACAGTAAACGTAACCATCAAGGGAGCCGACAAGGTCAAGACCGAGGCGAGTGAAATGACCAAGTCCCTGAATGAGACAGGGGCAGCGGGCGAGATGGCCTTCTCGCAATTGGACGGGTTGCTCGGTGGGGTCCCGACCAAAATGAAAGGCGCCGTAGGAGGCATCAAAAAGCTATCCGGAGGGTTCAAGTCCCTGCGGGCGGCTATCATCTCCACCGGTATCGGGGCGCTCGTGGTGGCGCTGACTTCGCTTGTCACCTTCTTCACGAAAACGCAAAGGGGAGCGGAGATGCTCGAGAAGGCCAGCGCCGGACTCGGGGCTGTTATGGGTGTGCTCATAGACGGAGCATCGGCAGTAGGAGAGTTCCTTGTCAATGCCTTCACCACGCCGGGCTTTGCACTCAACAAATTGAACTCCGCTCTGACCGCTGTAGGAGACTACATCCAGACCATGCTCAAGGTGGCGGTGTATCCATTGCGGCGTGCGTTCCTTGAAATCAAGAAGGGCGGCCTGAGTGCGGCTGCGGCCCTGACCGACTTCTTCGGTGGCGATGCCTCGGGCCTGCGGGAAGACATCGAAGCCACAAGCACGGACTTAAAGAACCTGAGTGACGAAATCACTGAGGACCTGGGCAACCTCGGGGAGCCGTTCGTAGCTGCCGCCGAAGGGGTACGCACCTTTGCGGCTACCGTCGTCGAAGCCGCCGAGCAAGGATCTAAGTTGGCCGCCGCCAGTATCGCCCTCCGCGAAGCCCAGCGGGATCTGCGCGTGGAGATGGCCGAGAGCCGCCGGGACATTAAAGCCTACAACCTTATCGCCGAGGACACTACAAAAGGCTTTGCGGAAAGGATTGAGGCAGCACAGAAGGCCATCGATATTGAGAAGGCACTCATGGCCGAGCGGCAACGCCAAGCCGAGGAGGAGCTCCGCATCCACAATGAGAAGATGGCTATGTCGGAGTCCACTGAGGAGGACTACGAAAAGCAAGCCGAACTCCAAGCGCGGGCGTTCGAGTTGCAGACCGAGTCCCTCGAGTTGCAGACGACGCTCAACAACAAGCTCAACACGCTCGAGCAGCAACGGACGGCAGAGCTGGAAGCGCAAGAGAAAGCGCGCACCGAAGCGAAACAGAAGGCCCTTGAGGAGCGGTTGAAGTTGGACGAATTAGCAGCCGAAGCAGAGAAGAAACTTCAGGCGGACAAGGAGGCCGCTATCGCCTCCCTCACGGAGTCGGCCCGCTCTGGAACCTTTGAACTGCTCCGGAGCCTGACGGCCTCAGCGGAGAAGGACAACGAGGAGAGCGCCAAGAAAGCGTTTGAAAGGAACAAGGCGATCAGTATAGCCGAGACGCTGGTTTCAACCTTTCTCGCCGCGCAGAAAGCATACGCCTCGCAATTGTCCGTGCCAACCCCCGACGCTCCCGTCCGCGCACAAATAGCCGCAGGGATAGCCGTGGCGTCGGGTCTGGCTAAGGTCGCCGCCATCAAGTCCACACAATTCAAGAGCACCTCGGCCACGGAAACCGAAACCGCTACAGGGTCCATCGGTGGTGGACAAAGCGTAGGGGTGGACGTCGGAACACTCGTCCCCACCACCCAGCAGGCGACACCGGAGCCTGTCCGGGCATATGTAGTATCGAACGAGATAAGCAACAAGCAAGCCCTCGATAGAGAGCTGCAAATCCAGA